CGTAGTCAGGCAGTAGTGCGGTGCCCATCTCCGCTGGGGGCAATGCTGAGTGGGGGATTCGATCCCCCGGCATCACGCCTGGTCAGATGACCATCTCAACTGGGGACTCCATCATTTCCATGAAGGAAAGGATAGAGATCTGCACACGGCCCTCTTCAGGGTGTTGCAGATAGTTGAGTTCGCAGGAAAGTTTCCACGCCTCGTCATCTGCAGCCTCCCGGCTGAAGTGGGCGCTGTGCTGTTGACCGTCGAGAACAACGAAGTACACGTTGTTAGCTCCGAGTGTAGGGTGCCGATCTCCCTGGGAGGCAATTGCTGTGGGAGGGTTCGCACCTCCCAACCCGCTTTAACGGATCAACTTTTGAACAGGGACTTCATCGATGATGTATTCTTCACCTTCGAATGTGTCCTCGTCTTGCAGCTCAACAAATTTGTTAGCTGCTTCTCTTGACTCGTATACACCACAAAAGTGAGTAGCATACGGATCTTCAAGTAGAACGACAAATACGTTCATGACTTGACCTAAGTTGTGCAGTGCCTATCTCTGCGGGAGGCAATGCTGAGTGGGGGATTCGATCCCCCGGCATCACGCCTGGTACTCAGAATGGAACGTCGCAGTCTGTGTGTTGTGAGTTCCACCACTGTTCAGCGGTGTCCTCATCATCTGTTACCCAGCCTTGCTCTTGTGCTTCTGCTTCTAACATCCATTGAGGTGTGTTAACAGCTTGTTGAATGTCACGAAGCATTTGAAGCTGACGATCAATAATCATTGCGATGATATGCGATGGAACGTCTGCGTGTTACGGATGCGCAGCCCCCGATAAGCCTGTGGAAAACCTGTGGAAAACCCCAGTGACAATTAAGTTACAGTTCTATACCGCGGCTACAGTAGCGAGCGGAGAGGCCCAAGTTTGGGCGCGATATAATCACCGCAATGTAAAGAATTGTGTCAATAATGACAGAAGTGTGGGTCGAACGGGGTCAGGTGGTGTACCTCCTAACGTAGACAGTTTGTTAACCGTCCACTAACGTAGTCAGGCTCGTTCCCTCCCTTGCCACCACCCCCCCTATTCTTTTTTTTCTCCCCACATTCCACTTCGGTTCCCTATCGGGAGAAGCGTCAGGTAAATTTATTCCCTATTTGCAATGTATATGACCCCTTTCAGGGGTACATTGACCCATTTTGGGGGTAGTTTGGTTTATTTTTAAAAATAAAATCCCCTACTTTGAAGTAAAAGTTGGTTTTTGTACGTACTTTCCCTACTTTGCCCAAGAATTGACACAAAAAAACCGAAGCTTAAGCCTCGGTAATTACTAATTTTTAAAAAATTGTTTTATTTCCCCCTGGATCTCTTATAAGCCAGTGTTGCGGCCTTAGCTTTTTCAAATGCTTCTTGATCGGGAAGCTCAAATGCCAAATTCATTTTGGCATCTTTAACAAAACCACGTACGTCAATGGAATCATTCCCCTTGACAGCCATTTCCAAGGCCTTATTCTTGATTGCTTCTAGAGCTTCGACTCGTTTTTGGCGCGTACCAGCGTCCATTACTTTGTTTCTTAACTGATTTATTAAATATAAGTCATCCACTCTTTAGGTTTGCCAAGGATAGAATTTCTAAAGGACAAATAGTTAGTCATAACCCTAAATGGCACTCTCTCCGGCCGATTTTTACGCATACAGTCGCGCAACCGGTGTGCCGGTACCAGAAGATCCGTATGAAAAGGCTGAACTTGCCCCACAAGTTTTAGAATTTCGCCGTAATCAACTCAAAGCTCCACAACAAGAGCCAAACATTGCACAAGCCCTAGGAGTTGCTGCCCTTGGTACTGCAGCAGCCATTGGTGCGGGCTTAGCTGGTCGTCGTTTCTTGGGTCGTGGTGCCCAGGCAGCTACAACAGCAGCTCGTCCTACCAGTCGTGGCATTACTGTTGGTGATTTAAAAGCATACGCAGAGGGTCCGGTTTCAAAAGTAGCGGCAACCGCACGACCTGCAGCCAAACCACTTGCAGATCCCTGGGGACAAGAAACTGTACCTCCAAGTATCAGGCCAGCAGCCACCATTAACCCCTCTATCCCTGCCCCTGGTACAACAGCCAATGCTTTAGAAATTGATCCGACTGATCGGTTGATTGCTGAGTTCCAACAAATGAGGGAAGTGGAGTCTCAAGCAAAAGAAGCCAGGAGTCAAGAGCTTCGTCAACGAATGGGTAAAGCCTATGGCAAGCAGTTGTACAAAACAGCTGATCAATTAATGGATGAGCTGCAGGGTGAGTCGTTAACTGCAGTGCAGCAATCAACAACTCCCCTTCAAAGCGTACAAGTCGGCAATGCGTTTGAATCTGGAGCCAACCAAGTTGCAGGTCGGATTGAACGAAGGGAAAGTCGTGATCCTAGGTACGATCCCACTCAGGAAGCACTGTTAAATGAAATGGCAGATGCCGATCAACAGTGGATGATGCGTCAAGATGAGCCGGATGTTTCTCCTGCTCTTCAAGTAGAGCAGCCACGGTCTCTTACTTCGCAAGAACTTGCGGATGTTGCAAGAGATGAAATGATTATGCGACGTCAAACGCTTGAAGCACGTGGTTTACGTCCTGGCACCTCACGATTTGAGCGGGCACTCGCAGCGGATTGGGCAAGCAAACCCAACTTGCTCCCTGGAAGTGAGAAATTTAATCAAAATATTTCTCTTCCTTCAACCATTCGTAAAGCCGTAGATGCTGCCAGTATTCAAGAAGTAGCAGCAGAAGAGTACATCCCTGGTTTAACAGGCTTACCACCTGAACGTACTTTGATTAATATCGGTCCCGATGCACAGATTGAAAGAACAGCAGCAGGTACCGCAATCCGTGGGGCGTCTTCTACATTGAATGAGGCATTACCAAAACGTAGCTTACGGCAGTTACTAGGTGAGGAAATGGGACCAGATATCCCTGGGTCGCAGCGTGTTCGTGGAGCCATGGCAGAAGATATTCCAGAATCACAACTATCCAAACAAGAAATTACTTATAGTTTCCTTAACCAAGCTCAGGAACCCGAAATCCCTGGCGGCTCCGCAGGCATTGGTGTGTACGGCATAGAACCAGGTTATGTCCCTGGAGCAATGAGTAAAGCAACAGGTGAGTACTCTGCTGCATCTTCACGCAAACCTTCGTATGTTCCTGGGTGGCTTGCCAAACGCGAAGCAACTCCTTTTGCAGCAGTTTCAGATCAAGGTTTACAAAATGCTTTAGCCAAAGCAAACAAAGGAGGTACGCTTGCAATTCAAAATGAATTAAATCGTCGCGAATTAAATCGTCAGGGTGTTCGCATTAGTGAAGCGTTTCGTCGAGGTAGAATCGAGGGACGTGATCCCCAAGCATTTCTTAATAGTGTTATGGCGCAACAAGGCATTTCAGCCATTGGTTCAGCCTCTCCCCTCCGTTATAAATAATCATGGCTGACGACAAAAAGAAAAAAGAAAAAAAATGGATTCAATCCGCTGATATGAAAGAGGGTGCGTTTACCGCCAAGGCTCGACGCAAAGGAATTACATCTGCTCAGCTGCAGGAAAACGTATTGAGCAATCCTGACAAGTACGACGAGACAACTCAGAAACAAGCTAACTTGCGTAAGACCCTAGTAGGATTGCACCATAAGAAAAAAGCAAAAAAAGCTGAGGATTGATGGCACAAGACGCACGCCTTGATCTTGGTCGCTACGTACAAAATCCTTTTAACAGGCAAGGTCAAGTAAGTAAAAAACTTGACTTCCATGATTTGTTTGCGTCTAAACCCGCAACAGGTGAATATCCCTGGAACCCATCAAGATTTAGTGAACGTGACTTGATGAAGCGGATGATGACTCGTAAAGAGACATTAAACCCAGCTTTGAATTTTGTTGGTAATGCACCGTTTTTTGACGGTAATAAAAACGGTGTAACACCTGAGTACGAACTATTTGATGGGCTTGGTCGTTTTAACAGGCCGGAAGATTACGACTTTAATGAAGGCCGTGGTAAGACTGCACAACGCCCACAACAGCAACCGGATTTTAATCCCCAGTGGATGGAAGCTTATAAAATTAGCCCAACTTTAAATCCAGCAAAGATGGCAAAAAATCCAATGCCACGCCTTAGGAATCCAGATCCCCAGGGTTACCTTATGGCCATGGCTGAAAAACGTGCGGAGAATGAAGTGGAAGATAAGCCGTCAATTTCTCAGTTGCTTGATCGCCAAGGTTTAATTAAAGTGCAACAAGCAGAAGCAGAAGACAAACAAGGCGAACAGACAGCTGAAATTAATGAAACAGAGACAAATGTTTCCCCTGGTAAAACCCTAAGCTAAGACCGGATAAAATAAACAGATAAAGGTTATATAAGATGCCGGTACCCACAGGTCTTCTTCAGCGGCTTGCACAGTACGCTGGAAAAAATAAAGACATTGTCGGGAACGTTGCTACCGGCAGTGCATTAACTGCAGGATTTGGTTTGTTAGCTGGTGGCCCTAAGGCTGCAGCCGCTTACGGTGCAGCTGATTTCTTGGCAGCTTACCCAGCCACGTTACTGGCGCGTAAGCTAGGTTCAAAAATTACCAAACCCGTAATGGGCATTGCTCCAAAAACATTACAAGGTGGTTTGGAAACCGTTGCAAATTTAGGCGCATCAATTGTTTCGCCAGTTGTTGTAGATGCGGTAATTAGTAAATCGTTATATCCGGAAACGGCTCAACAAAATAACCTATCTCAACAGCAACAAGTTACTCAAGAGATGCAGCAACGTGCTGCTATTAACGGTTTACAAAACCCCCAGCTAGTTTCCCCTGGTACACAATTTCAAATGCAGGGTCTTGAACAGACGTTTTTACAGGACTTTACAAAACCGCAAAACTACATGGCTGAGATGATGCCTGAGTATGAATCGTATTTAGCTGATCTTCGTTCATATGGACGGTTGAAATAAATAATATGAACCTTTTTCAACAAATTAGGCAAATCCCAGGAGATATTCAAGAAGGCTTTAGGACTGCTGATCGTGTTCAGCAGAAGATGATCAATGATGGTGTTGGGTATGGCGAAAGCGTTTTAGATCCACGTTTTAAAACTAAAGTTGCAGAACAAGGAATTAGCGCCCGTGGTACACCAGCAAAATTCTTAGGTGCTTATGCATCTCGTATGTTGATCGATGCTGCAAATGACGGAACTCGTACGTACTGGTGGCGTTACAACCATCCGCTAGCCATTGCCCAACGTGGCCTGGAAGCAGGTGTTAATAAGACTTGGCTTGAGTCTCCTACCGCAAGAGCTGCTGTTGCTCTTGGAATTGCAGCACCAGCCGTTGCAGCCGCAGGGACATATGACATTACCAACCCAGAAGAACAGTTTCGACCCAAGGGGTTTGCACAATCTTATTCAGCTCTTGGTACGGATGATCGCAGAAAAACTGAACAGCCTGTCCAAGAAATGTTCGAACGATTTTTCTTAGGACGCACAGGAGATCCGCTTAAGTACGAAACCGCTAAAAAAGAAATTCCTGATTTAACGCCCCAGCGTTACGGTAATTACATGAATTACCTGTACAACGATAAAGGGTTGTTGGGTCTTGGCGTTATTAAAGGAACTACTGAAAATCTTCAAGGCACACCAGAAGTTCGGTTATTAGGTTTCCCAGCAAATATACCAATGGCAGCAGGTTTTGCTGCTGGTACAACCGGTGCTGTACTTGCGGGTAAGGGAAGTAGGCGTTTAGGAATCCCTGGTGGCAAGACACCAATGGCCCGTGCAGCCCGTGGTTTAGCTGGTGGCTTAATTGGATCCTTAACAGGTGTTGCTGCAGGTAATGTTGTCAATGAACAAATTGCAGCAGGTAATCGTCCACAGTTACCAACTGTGAATCAATATCAGAATATAAGTGCTGATAGAATTTAACTAACAAGAACATATTCATAAGGATGGCTGACGTAACTGGAGGATATCCCGTTTCACCAGAAGATGAACGTTTTACCCGCCGTGGCAGTGGAGCAGGTAAGTTTCAACGCCCTGGTACACCTAATCAAATGGCGCAGGCCCAAGGAATGGCCGGTGATTGGTTGAGCGGAATGATGAGTTCTCTTGGGCTTGGTGGTCAAGTTCAACCTAAAGTTACTGGTGATATTGGTCCTTCATCTGTTGAGCCCACCTATGGTGGTGGCGGACGTGGGTCCGGTGGCGGCCTTGGCCGGGTAACGATTGGTGCTACGGGTGGAGCACCAATGCCCCAAGGTGTGATGCCAGGCATTGGTCAAAGCATTCAAAATATTCCTACTGGACGCCTCGGTCTTGCTGGTGGCCTTATCCCTGGTGTGACCACAGCGTTATCTGAACTTGGTGCAGGACGCCCCGTTGGTGCCGCTGGTGCTATTGGTGGTGCAGGAGTAGGCGGTTTACTTGGCGCTGGAGCAGCACGCTTCATTCCTTCTACTGGACGCTTTGGCTTACTTGGGAAAGCTGCTCAAGTTGCGTTACCTTTCCTTGGTGCTCAAGTTGGTGCAGGGCAGGGCGCAGCCGCTGCTGAGTATGGTCGTCAAGCCGTTACCAAAATTCCTACTAAAGGTAAAGAGGATGAATTGGCTTCTCAACTTGCATTAGCTGAGAAACAAGCTGAGCTTGGCATGACACAGTACCGCAACAACCTTGGTGTTCAAACCAGCGTAATTCGTGATTTGTCTAAGTATCAATCCGATCTTCAGTATTACGATTTGCAACGTAATATGCCACTTGTAAATCAAATGAAAAATGCTGATCTTATTCGTCAGCAATCTTTGATTGCAAGCCAAGGTCAACAGCTTGGTAACTTGAGTGTTCTTAATACCGCTGGTCAACTTGCTCTTGGAGGCCAGGCACAAACAGGTGAGACGGTACGTACCATGCTTACCGCTAATCCTTACGCTAATGCGGTATTGAGGTAATTATGGCTGATCAAGTATTTCGTTTTGGTAATTTTTTAAATAATCAACCTCCAGTTGATTTTAGGAATGCTCCTAGTGTGTTCAAAGGAGAAGCTTTTCAATCATTGCTCCAACCTATTGCAGTAGCTGAAGATTGGCGTAGTAGTCCAGGAGGGTATTTAAAAGAGTTAAATAATTTAAAAAAACTATATCCCAACTTATCTCAAGAACAATACGATAAAGCACTGTCCATGACTCCTCCTAATAGTCGTTTAGAAAATTCGTTAGCAGCAATGGTTGAACAAAATGCGTACAACCAAAGCCCACAAGGAATGGCGGATATGCTTAAAATGGGTAAAGAAATGGCCAAAGAACAAGCAAGTCAAACATTAAAGTACCAAACACTTGCCAATCTTCCTGGTCAAATTGAACGTGCTTTTGCAGCTGACAAATATTACGAAGGGATGAGCCGGATTCCTGAAATTTATCGTTCAACATTTGCAAGTGTTCCTTCAATGAACATTCAAGCTCCTGGTTACAGCGCTCCTCAGATGCGTTATTTTAACTAGCTGACGTATAATAATGGTAGCTTCAAATCCTGGGTCAACCGTAAATTACTTTACACAAAACTGGGGATCTACGTTTGATTCGATTAAAAAACCCGGAAACAAAACAGGAGGCAATATGACTTTAGGTGCAGATCTAGCCGTTGCTGGTGTTGGTGCAGTAGCCGGTATGATTACTGGCTTTGGCCAGCAACGTACTGCTGCCAATATTGCCAATGCGCAGATGGCTGCGCAAGCTGATGCGCTAAAGCAAGGTATTCTTTTTCAGCGGGATTCAGCTAAAGCCAATATCGGCCTTGGGATGTTTGGTCAGATCTGGGGCTCCACTACTGGTGCAGACCTTGATTTTGGTCGGCAAGTTCTAGCTAAACGTAGGGAATTTGCTGAGTTTATGCCCAAAGAAAGTGGCTTAGCGCGAGAAAGGGCAAGATGGGAGACAGCTTTTAGAGGTAGTCCATCATTTCAAGACACCTCCCGCAAGGAACGTATAGGTAGACTACAAGAAACAATTGCAGCAGCAAGAGCACAACCAACAGGTATGTTTGGTCGTATTGCACAAGCTCCTATTGAATCATTAATGGTGTAATCATGGGCGGTACAAAAGTTAGTTATAAAGCACCAGAAATTCCAAAGGATGATACCTTTGAGAAATATTTAGCGTACCAACAGCAAAAAGAATCTGCTGCAGAAGCTCGCGTCGCAAAAGAAAAAGAAGATCAAAGACTAGCTGATGAAGCACGCAAAGCATCTGGCTCAGCAGGATATGCTGGTTTGCGTACTGGTATTGAAGGGCAACTTCGTCAAGGTTTAATTGATTACGGAGAGGCCACTCAACAGTTGCGTGACTATGCAACAAAGTATGACATGACGCCCCCAGAAGCGGACGTTAGTCAGCTTACTGATATCTACACTAAAGAACTTCTTCCCGGACGCCGTATAACCGGTGTGGGCGCTGCGTACGAAGAGATTCTTGGTCGTCAGGCAACGGCGGATGAGCAATCCAAAGCCATGGAGCGTTTTAACCAAGGTTATTACACTTCCAATGAAGACTTACGCAATGCTCTTTACAAGGGTACAGAATATAACGATAAATTTAATCAGAGTTATCTAGATAATTACTACGATACGATGTTCGGTAAACAGACTACCGACACCGCAGGAAAGAAAACAGGCCAACGCACTTTCAAGTTTTCTTCCAATCTTCTTCCACAGATGCCAGAAGGCACCACAGCTCGTACCGGAGTTGTTACGCCGCAGTTCAGTGACTTCACTGGAACCCCTTCTGAAATTGAAGAGCAGCAACAAAACGTCCGTGATACGCGCCAATACTTGTACAGTGCTGGTTTGACTAACCTTCAAGGTGAAATTGACAAAGAAACCCAAAAATTAAAAAATGAAGGAAGTAAAGAATTAGCCAAGATTCAATCACAAGGTTCGATATATAATAGTTTGGTTGGCAGTTTTAATTTTTAAAAACTAAGATTGCTATAATTACTGTAGGTTTTTAAAACATCATGACTTCTTCTGTTCCCGTCGGTCAAACTGGTGCTGACGACTATTTTGATATCACTAAGTTTGAAGAGCTGCTCAATCGTCTCGAAGGCTCCAAAGGTCGTCAACAACGCCAAAAATCTCTGGAAAGCCGTCGCGATATCTACGCGCAAGGTCTTGCCAGCATGATGAGCAACTTCTGATAAAAATTCTTTAACAAGTAAAAACCAATGACTTCTTCCGTTCCCATTGGTCAAGGTACGGCTGACGACTACTTTGACATCACCAAGTTTGAGCAATTGCTGAATCGTCTTGAGGGTTCTAAGGGCCGTCAACAACGTCAGAAATCCCTGGAAAGCCGTCGCGATATCTACGCGCAAGGTCTTGCCGGTATGATGAGCAACTTCTAATTTTTTCTTGTAGAGTTCATAAGACATGACCAGCAGCTTTGCCGATCCATCAGTCCCCACCGGTCAATCTGGTGCGGATGATTGGTTTGATTTAGACAAGTATCGTCAAGCTGCTGGCGTTGCTTACGAATTTTCTAAGAAAAAAATGGAGGAAGCTGGTGCACAAGAACGTGAAACCATTGGTAAAGGCGCAACAGAGTCTCGAACCTCTGCTGAACAGCAACAGCAGTTCAAGCAAAAAGACGAGGAGCGTGACTACGGTCAGGCCCAACGAGCTTATCGATATTGAGGTATTTGATACTTGGGTTGATAATCTTGATGCTTCAACCCAAGAATCATTCTGTTGTTTTTCCTCTGAAAACTACTCTGTAATTGAAATTTTTCTATACGCCAGATTCCTTGGCTATAGAGGAAGTATTGTTGCGTGTGATCTTTGGGTTAAAGATCATTATAAAAAACCTGATCATCGTAAAACTCTCTTGTATGAGATCGATGAAATGCAGGAAGATATTCGTAAATTACGGGAAGACGTAGAAGAAGGTAAGGTTAAACGTGATGCAGGTGTAGCGCGTATTGCTTCAATGCAAAAAGAACTACGTGGGACAATTGCACAGGTTGAACAATTTACTTCAACTAAAGATCGCAAAGGTTTGTTAATGGCTGGGGCAGATAGAGCAATACGTGAGTTAATGTTTATTTTTAAAGATGATCCCATTGAGGGCCCCTTGGAAGAAGCGTCAATGAGTGTATGGTCCCGCATGCAACTTGAAGAGTAATCAATTTAAAATAAGTAATAAAGTAAACGGTATTTACAAATGGGTGCGCAGACGGGAAGTCCAAACTTTATTACTGCTACAGAAGCGCAACAAGCTGCACAAGCTGCAGCTAACGACGTCATTCAAAACTCAACGCAAAACAATAGCATTACCCCTGAGCCAACACCTCCTGTTGCTTTTTCTTTTCCAGCAGCCACCGCATTTCAAGATACAACTCCTGCTGCATTTACTTCAACACAAAATAATAGTGTTGCTCCTAAACCAACGCCTGATATTTTTTCCTCTCCAAGTACTGCCTCTACATCTTTCCAAGACACAACTTCTTCTGTTCCAGCTGGTCAAAAAGGTACTGACGATTACTTTGATACCGCTAAATTTGATCAATTACTTAATCGACTCGAAGGTTCTAAAGGTCGTCAACAACGTCAAAAATCATTAGAAACTCGTCGCCAAATCTATGCACAAGGCCTTGCCGGTATGATGAGTAACTTTTAATTTTGTATAGGGATTAAGAGAGTAACTGCTTTAAACTAATTAATAAAGCAAACAGTATTTAAGAATGGGTGCTCAAGTAGGAAATACACGTTTAGCTGGTGATGCAGCTGCTCGTCAACGAGCTGCAGCTAGCGAAGGTATTCAAATGCGTCGTGCAGCTCTTCAGAACATAAGGCAAGGTGGGGGTGGTAACCCAGGAGTCATAGGTGAGATGACTGCTATTTCTCCAGTAACCGCAGCACGTCAAGAAATGTATGCTGCACGTCCAGGGCAAGTGACGCCTTTTGAACGTAGTAATCCCAATTTTGCTCCTGGCCTGGAAGCAAATCCTCCCCGTGGTACGTTGGGCGGGCGGCTTGGACGTATGGAACAGGACTTTGCTGAAAAGGGTTCACCTGCTTATGAGCAGATGATGCAACGTATCCGTGGTATCAACTCCTTGAAAAATACAGGATCGAACTTCTAATGGCAAAAGGTAAAATGCCTCCTCAGTTTCTTGAATACCTCAAGAAAAAAGAAGCCAAGAATGCAGATGGTTCTGAGATGAGTGACAAGGAAAAGCGTAAAGCAGCTTTAGATAAAGCACGTAAATACCAAGAACAAAAGCGTAAAGGCAAAGAAAAGAAGTAGGATACTATTCAGTAGTAACCTGAATAGCGCCCGTGCCTTCTTATCAGCACCTTGCTTATCGTCGCAATGCACGTGCGGCGTCTAAGAATTTCAAGGTCAAGGCACCAATCAATGCACACCTCCTGGAACGCGCCAGGGAAGATTTTGGGTATTTCTGTGAGTATGTAGCTGACAAACCCCCAGCTCAACACCATCAAAATTGGCATCATCACTTTATTACAAACGAAGACAGTAACTGCCTGATTAAAATTGCTGGCCCCAACGTAGACCTATTGGCTCCTCGCGGTTCTGCTAAAAGTACGGTCCTTGGTTTGTTAACAGCTTGGGCTATTGGTATTCACACAGAAGCCAAGCTTCCGCTTCAGATTCTTTACTTGTCATATACGGTTGATATTGCACGTTCCAAATCAGCAACCATCAAACGCATTATTGAAAGCAAACGGTATCAAGAAGTTTTTCCAACAGTACGCCTTCTTAAAAACGTAACCAGTAATGAGTATTGGTCTATTGACCACAAGTTTGCTGGAATTGACGTAACCGGTGATGAACAATTTACACTTTGCGCGGCTGGCCTAAAAGGTTCTGTGACTTCAAAACGTTCTCACTTGGTAATGATTGATGACGCTATTAAATCTGCTGCAGATATTGCAAACCCTGACATCAGAAAAATGATGCAGGATAACTGGAACGCAGTTATTGCACCAACGATGTTTGAAGGGGCCAGGGCCATCTGCCTTGGTACACGCTTTAGGCACGATGATATTCACGCTACAACTTTTAACGAACAAAATAATTGGACGCAGATTGTTCTTTCGGCAATTTTAAATAACCCTAAGACAGGAGACGAAGAATCCTACTGGCCCGAAATGTGGTCACTTGATTACCTAAAATAAAAAAAACGACAGGCACCTATTGCTTTTTCGTTTCAATACATGAATCAAATTGTCAGACAAAATGAACTTTCATTGGCGCCAGAACTTATCGTTAAGGCAGAAATTTCAACAGAGTTTGATGCCTTAGGTATTGGCGTTGACTTGTCTGCGGGCATTAAAGAAAAGAATGACTACACGGTAATGATTCTTGGCGGTCGCATTGACGACCGTATTCACATTATTGATTACAGGCGTATCAGGGTCATGGGTAACCTTGAAAAACTTGATGCAATGAAAGAATTGCTTAATGATTGGTCAATTCTTGGTTGTGATGAAGGCGGTAATTATTTCCCCACTTATTCAACATGTGATATTTGGTCTGAAGCTGTCCAGTACCAAGCCTCCCTGGAAGCGGACTTTAAGCGAGTTTGTTTAAATAACGAAGGTCTCTACAACTTGATTTGGCACCCAGTCAAAGGGTTCCGTGCAGACAAGTTGGCACGGTTCAGGGGAATCATGGGAATGTTTGAAGATCGAAAAATTATCTTTAATCGTTTCAGGAACTTCACAACTCTTTTTGAAGAACTTACAAATTTTGGCGTAAGTGGTCATGATGATACTGTCGATGCTTTAGTATGGCTTGTAACAGGCCTTATGAGAAAAGGCGATCTTCATCTTGACTACTAATGGAAAGAATTAATCCAGCAACAGGGAATCCATGGAAATATGGAGAGACAGATCCAGATGGCAGAATTTTTTTAGCTTATCGACGCAAATCCCGTATTAACAAAGATGGTACTTTTCAAATGAACTGGCTTACACCAGAAGCCTGGGCTAAAAGAGCGTTGAGTTGCAAACAAGCCGCTAAAAATACACAAAAAAGAAACGTAGCAATAATACAGGAAGAAAAATTAAGAAAAGGATGTGCTCGTTGTGGATACGTAGAACATGCAGCTGCTCTTGATTTTGATCATCTTGACTCAAAAACAAAAGTGCGTGATGTTTCTAAGATGCACACAGTAAGCATTCAAAAATTAAAACTTGAAATGAATAAATGCCAAGTTTTATGTGCAAATTGCCATCGCATTAAAACACATGATTTAGATAATTTTTAAAATGCGTTGGTTTGGCTTGTTACCGGATTAGCAAGAAAAGGAGAATTACATCTTGATTACTAAGCTTAAAATAAGAAGAAAGCTTTCATAACTGTGGGACCAGAGTACCTAACAATTGCAATTACAGCAGTTGTATCCGCCGTCACGGGAGGTACCTGGGTGGCAAACAAAATCCTAAGCCGAACGCATGAACGGCTGAAAACCCTTAACGAATTGTTACGTTCGCAAGAAAACCGCGTGGATTCCCTGGAACAGCAGATAAATCGCATGCCTCTTGAATACGTTTTGAAAGTTGATTTTTTAAGAGAGATTCAAAATATGCATGATAATTTTCAGCAGATCAACAATAAGCTTGATAAGCTTATAGAAAAGATTTTGACCAAATGAGCAGCTACATTTTAGAAGTCCAAGAGGACAATAACGGTGATCCGTATATAATTCTTCCGGATGAAGTAATGGAGGATCTTGGTTGGCAAGAAGGTGATGTATTGAATTGGGACGTGAAGGGTGATGGGATTATCTTGAGTAAAGTAAATGATCCTGCTGGGTATGTGGTATTAGAGGAGTAAAATAAAAGCATAAGGAATAAATTAAAAATGGCTGGTTTTTACGGTGGATTTTTAGGTAACGAAGCAGCAATGGCCCGCCCAGCTTTTGGTTTACCTCAACCTGGGGCAATGGTTGCTGGTAATCCCTTTGGCTCTCAATTTGTTATCCCACAACGCGGAATCCGTGGTATGACTCCAGCTCAAGTTGAAGAGCTGAAGCAGTGGGATCCACAATCCGCACCTGCAATTGATAATATTTATCGTAATGTAAAACCTGGTGGTCCACAATTACCTTTAGCTTATTCAAATGGGCAAGTACCGATGGGTAATGCCGGAGCAATTGCAATGGGTAATCAAGGTCTGTACGCAGGGCCGCAATATGGTCAACAGATCCCTGGCGGCATGATAAAATCAGCTATTTATTAATTACAAATGAAAACAAAAAAGCTAATTAAAAAAGCATTTGAAAACCCGGAACTTTTTAGTCCTGGTGAATTGATGTATTTTAATCTTTGGCTTTCCCAAAAGAAAGACAAAAAATCTGCTAAGATCAATAAAGGTAAAAGGGAAAATAGTTAATGGCTGTCGATGCTAAGTCCCGGTTAAAAGACATTGTTGATTCATATCTTGAGAAAGATGGTGGGTCGGCAATTGATACTGGGATTGTGGCATCACACCTGGCGCAGATGCGTTTATTTGGCATTCGTCAAGGTGTAGAGTTTTTTCCAAGTCAAGACAATTTTGGAAATCAACGTAAAGATTTTATTGATCGTGTAGTTAAATACAACCAGCTTGATACGCGCCTTGATTCCATCTGGGACTACTTCCTTGCTGATGGCCAAGGCTTGTTTTATATTCGTCCTACTCAAAACAACTATCGTCTTTATTATTTCCGTAAGCATGAATATCGGACTTTTTACAATATTGATGGCGAGTTAGACGAAGTTGTAATCATCTACAGCTATAAAGTCCGCAATGGAATGGGCTTCCAACAAGACATTGGTACCAGTGGTTTGTCTGGTCCAGCAACAATGGGTAGCCAGGGTTCCAAGCGTTATATCAGGCTTTCAATTAAGCGTAAAACAATTGAAGAAACACACTCCGAAGGAGAAATTTCATTCGACACAAACTATCAAGTAATCCCTGGTAAAACCAAAACATTTAAAAACACTCTTGGATTCATTCCTTGTGTTGAAATCTTTAATAATCCCAAGGGTTTTTCTACTGAAGGAGTTGGTGAGTTTGAAGCGTTAGCCAACCATATTTGCACGCATGATGAAATGGTTCGGACCATGCGTAAGAACGTCCAGTTCTTTGGTAATCCAACCCTGCTTTCATCACGTCCCAAGACTGACTTAATGGAATCTGGTGGCGATTCTGTTGTGCAACGTCCGTCTATCGCAGCAAACTCCGGCTTTGGCAGCCTGGGTTCGTTGAGTCGTTCAACATTCAAACAAGATCCCCTTAGTCGTGGAATGGATGGTCAAATCCGAGTGCCACGCGTCATTGCAAACCTGGAGCCAAACGACCGAGTTGGTTATATTGTTCCAGATGCAATTACTGGAGATCAAAATAGTTTTGCACGTCAGTATCGAGAAGAAATTAGAACAGCTCTTGGTGGCGTTGATGAGCTTTCAATTTCTGCAGGCGTTACTGCAACAGAGTACAAATCATTATTTGGTCGTGTATCAGCAACATCTAAGAAAAAAGCAAATGCAATTTACACCTACGGAATTTGCAGGTGTTTAGAGCTTATTATCTACCAGGAAGAACACTTATTCCGTGAAACGTTAGCTGCTGCAGCAGGACTTGAAAAACCCCTGGAACTACCTGAAACAGCTAGTCAAGAAGATATTAATATGTACGAAGATGCAATGACAGGTTTTGAAGAGCGAGTTAAGCAATTAATGATAGCTTGTCTTAAAACCCAACAAATTCCGCCCGGTGTTTTAGGACTTATTCCTGACGGTGACGTTACGATGTTGTGGCGTTGGTTAGGTCCTGTTTATGAAGATTCAACTCAAGACGTACTTAACAATTCAATTGTTGTAAGAAACCTACAGGAATTAGGTGTTGATAGCATTGAAGCACTGAAATACCTCTTCCCGTCTAAGACGGATGAAGAAAGGGCCGGGATGCTATCAGGCTTCCCATTCAGGATGGTGGGTGAACTACAGAATGCATATTCTCAGTTCTCTCGCCTTGTGGGGGGCATGATGCAGACCCCTCACCCGCAATCACCGGACTTACCGATGGCTGCGGATCCGAGATTGGATTTAACTCCATATCTGTATCGTACTTTAGAAGCTCTACAAAAGGAGATGAGTTATGCAGGACGCTACCGTCCAATCGATCCCACAGACGAGCCAAGCACCAGTGGCAGTGGCACCGAGCAGCTACGTGGTGGCAGCACCGCAGGCAGCACCGGCCAGCTACCAAGTGGCGCCCCAGGCTTATCAAGTGGGTACGAGTTACCCCCAAGCGGTACCTCAGGCAGCCCCCAGCTACCAATCAGCCCCTACTCAGTACGCCCCCCAATACCAAACGGCGGCGGACTCGGCGGGGAATCCATGGGAGTCGGCGTTCAACAAGGTGGTCAACCTGCTGAGCGCTCCAGTCCAATCCCCGTTCCAGGGTCAACAGTCAGCACCGACGACAGCGTATACCCCGGCCAACTACGGGTACAGCAGCCCAGCTACGCAACAATCGGCTCAGCGGAC